CACCAGAGCTACCAATCTGAGCAGAATTGTTACCGTTATCATTTAAGTCCGTCTCTTTCTTTAGCTTAGATGGCGAAGTGATATCTTTTATCCATTCAACTCCAAGGTTAATAATGTCTGCTAATTTCAGCTCAGCCTTTACCTTAATCCTTGAAGAACAAACTTTCGTTGTGTTTTCTTCTTTGTCAATTTCTCCAGAATGCTCTACCTCTGCAAAGCGAGAGTTAAGCATATCGTAGTAGTCAAACACCTCTAATGGAGACTCACAAGCGTGAAATCCTCTCTCACAGCACTTAATATCTCCATCCATTTCGTACTCCTTACCGACTTCATACTGAAAGCCACGGCACTTTAAATTCTTGTCAAAGCCTTTGTAGGCGATAATTTTCTTTTCTTCCATATTGATTTTTGTTTTAGTTAATCTTTATAATTACCCTCGAAGTGAGGACACCTCCCGGTATATTCTTGGTACTTCTCTTGCACCCACCACATATAAGCATCGGGAGGGTCTGGAAGATACCGCTTGCAGTAGTTGCTTAATTCACATCCCTCTCCCCTGCAATAGGCGTAATCTGCATTGATATTATCTGGCATAATCACTTTCGGTTTGAATTACCCGTTATCGTCACTTTTCTTGTGATAGCGTGAAGCCTATCAATCACTCTATCTCCATACTTAGCTTTCAGATGATCTTCGTCTAAGTTGGTAGAGAACATTAGTAACTTGCCGTCCCTTTCCGCTGCATCAACGAGTTCGGCAAATGGCATTCGCTTGTTTCCGTAGATATTAGAAATATCCTCCGTTCCCACATCGTCAATGTAGATAATGTGATATCGGATAATATCATCGGGTGACTTGTTGAGTTCGTTTGCCGTGCAGATTGTTACTACCTTACGGTAATAGTGGTAAAGAAGTAAAGGAATAATCCTCATACCTATCAGCGATTTACCAACACCGCAATTTCCAACAAGCATTAAGCCCTTACCTTTGTTATCAGTTAACCACTGAACTATCTTCTCATAGTCAACGTTCCACTTTGCAACATCACCGCAAAAGTACTTTAATCCTCCTTTAAGGTGCGCTCCTGCATTTGGTACGCTAATTTGCACCTTGTCGGGCAGTGGTTTATACGTTGTATCTCGTAACCGCTCTATGGTTGCTTTAAAATTTATTTGTTCCATTTACCAATCGCTATCTTTGTCGTAGTTCATTTCAGATGATTTGAGAGTGGTAGTACTCTTTTGCACTTTCTCCCTGCTTGCCCACGTCTGCAATCGCTTTGCAGTTTCCCACGTCTTTTCAAGTTCAAAGCGCATCTTGGTTCCTGATTTGTTCTTTTCAGTCCAATAGTTGAAGAAAGCACGTATCATTGTAGGTTCATAAGTGCCACCACGTGAAGAAACGAAAGGAATAAGGCTCTTTTCAAACGCTTTCTCTCGGTCATTACATTTTGCTTGTAAAGACGTCAAAACCTGCTTTGATTGCTCGTTGGCTTTCTTCTTACCAAAGCGATAATCATCACACTTGTTCACGACAAAAAATGTCCCTTTCGGGTTGGCAATCGTATCTATATCTCCTTTGTTAGCAAGTGATGATAAAACATTCCTACAAGTTTGTAGGGACAATCCGCAATCATTAGCAAGATTTCGATAACTTGTGCGTGAAATGCCGTCATCATCAGCCCCCACGATTAGCCGTAACATTACAAGCTGCTCGTGGGGGGAATATCGAATGGTAAACTTATCATCAAGTTTTATCATACTGCGTCAAACAATGACTTTTGAGAAACATCACACTCTGCCTTTTTGCAATTCTTCACCGCCTCCGCAAAGTAGCTATCTTTCAACTCAAAGCCTATGCCCTTACGATTTAATAGGATAGATTGATATACCTCTGAACCAATACCTAAGAAAGGAGTTAATACCGTGTCACCTTCATTGCTCCAAAGGGTAATAGCTCGCTTGATTGTGTCGAGTTGAAGAGGACATACATGTTTCTCATCATTGCTTTCACGCCCTGCCGTTGCATTAAGCGTATTTGAATAGTCAATATCCATCCATACAGGCGATGCGTATTTCTGCCAAGTGTCGACATCAATACCGCAATGTATTGGGTGGTCGTGTTCTCCCTCTTTTCTAAAAACAAGAAGATAATCAGGGATGCCCACACGGCTCATTGCGCTATCTTTCTTCACTTGCTTATGAAGCAACCCAAGAGCCTTTGTACGTTGCATCTCTGTTACAGGGTTTTTCCAAATAGTGACACGTGAATGATAGACAAACCCTGCATCTTGAAATGCTTTGAGTATCATTCCCGAGAAATCACGAAGTCCGATATAACCCTCTTTGCCTTTCTGAATAGGCAAGTCCATACAATGAACTGCAATGTTTCGCCCACTCCAAAGGACACGATACAACTCCTTTACAAGAAAGTTAAAAGCGATAAAGAACTCTTTGTAATCCTTCGAGTTTCCCATATCCTCCAACTTGTCAGAATATGTATAGAGTTCTGCAAATGGTGGTGAGAATATAGAAAATCCTACACTCTCATCAGGAATATCCTTTATGAGTTGCACACAATCGCCAAGACGAATATCACACTTATCTGATTTGTAATTCTTATCTGTTTCCATTTTAGTCAGCTTGATTAAATTCTTTACATTTCGGTTTGTTGCTTCGCTCATATTCTTTTGCATATTGATGAAAGCATCTTGTTTCTCAATGATAGACTTTCTTACGTTCTGCATAGTATCGGTGACAATAAGGAAGATATTAACCTCTTTGTTTTGTCCGAAACGATACGAACGCCTGATACCTTGATAGGTTGCTTCAAAAGAGAAATCAAGCGATGCAAATACTTGATTATGGCAATTCTGATAGTTAAGTCCATATTGCGCAATCTTTAATTTGGTAATAAGTACTCTAAACTTATTATCAGCAAAACCGAGCAAATTCTCTTTTTTGTATTGCTTTGTGTCGCTACCTTTCACCTCGACTGCATCGGGGATAAGTGAACGTAGTATCTTGCCCTCGTCATCATGACCAATCCACACGATGAATTGTTCATTTGAGTTGTTAACCAACTCTGCAACCTTTTCCATACGTTCATTTTGCGTGGCTTTTAACTCCTTATGAAACGTGGTGGCAGATACTGCAATATCGTTGAAAAGCATTCCATTATCTCGCTTTTCTGTTTCAATAAATACTTCTTCAATGTTGAGATTAGGAAGAATGTATTTAGAGCCGTCAAATCCAATATCAGAAGGAGAAGTTAACATTACCGCCCACGTTGATACAAAGTCCCAAAAAGAACGCTCAGCATGCCCTTTCAATCTCCATGATGATGTATTACCACCGTCATGAACAAAGTACATTGCAAGCATTTCGTTACGTGTCATTACGTTAAGGAACTCAGCATGGTTGCATAACTCCATAGTGTCATTTGGTGACGGTGTTGCCGTACAACATAACTTATAGGGTGTTTCGTTGAAATCATCTACAAGCTGCTGCTTTGTCTTGCCATTGAAATTCTTTAATATAGAACTTTCATCAAGCACCACGCCGCCAAATAAATACGCATCAATGTTTTCTAAGTTATCGTAATTCGTGATATATATGCCTGCTTTTAAGTCCTGGTCAAACACCGTTAAACTAATCTCAGAAACATTATATCCAAACTTTGCACCCTCTTTAATTGTCTGATGAATAACACCCAAAGGAGCAAGAATAAGTACAGGTTTATTCGTGTGTTCTGAAACGTGCTTTGCCCATTCTAACTGCTGAAGTGTTTTGCCAAGCCCACAATCCTCGAATAGTGCGTATTTACCAGCTGATAGAGCTTTCTTTACACAGTATTTCTGAAAATCAAACAAAATAGGGTTTAAGTCTTTATCTTCGACATTAAACCCCGATTTCTGTATCTTTACTTGCTTTGTTTTAAGAAATTCTAAGTATTCCATATCTATATTTTTATTCCTTTTTCTTCACTCAATTTCTTTACTAAAACCGAATAATATTTTATTAGCTGTTCAAGTTCAAAGCAAGCCCATTTCTTTGTACTGTGCGCTTTAACTTCTAACAACTGAAATCGTTGTATTCCTATCTTTCGGATAAGGTTCTCACGATACCCGATAAGGTGGTCGGCTGAAAATCTATTACAAAATCTACATTCGCTATTGCAATTCTCCTCATCGAAGCGAGTAGACATGTGTCTTCTTGAATGGTAATGACCGCAGTCAGATTGGTCGAAAGGCTTTATCTTTCCGCACGATATACATCTGAATGTACCGTTAGGGAAAGCATCTCGCAATCTGATATACTGACTAAAGACCTTATCAAGTTTCTTTACCAAAGTAGCTTGGCTTGCTTGCCGTTTCTTTGGTTTGTTTGTTTTCTTTTTCTTCTTAATATAGTATGGCATTATTTAAATCCCCATTCTTTCATATAATCAAACCTTTCTATACCTTTGAACTCATCAAGTTCAGTTGGGCTAAGGAGAATTTTGTTATAACGTCGTTTACCCTTCCACTCCTCAATTACACCGTTTATATATGTTTCAAAGTCTGTCGGTGAAACACTGAAATAAGTCTGAAATCTATACCCTTGCACAGATTCTCCTAAATATCCAAATCTTTTGATGCAATAGTTTATCACAATCTCTTGATGCAATCCCTCTGTTGAATAAACTGCTATAAGCAAACCACTTGTAAAAAGCCCCGTTTCTGTCAAGTCAGGAGAATGTCTTACCAAAAAGAATTTTATCCTATTCAAAAACTCTTTCCTCTTCTTCTCGTATTCTTTGCATTTTATTTCCGATTCAAAAATTGTTCCGTCAAACGCTTTGAAAATCGTTGCTGATGTTATTCTTTCCATAATTATAAATTTAAGTCAATGTAGGCGGATTCGAACCACCACTGACA